AGGATTTAAACAGGTAATGTATGGAGATTCTCAGGATGGATTACAGATTTACAGCAATACTTATTTTAGCTCTTACAATGTTAGCATTCTTTGCAGAACCTGCGTATCCTAGAAACGAATATCTTAATGAGTATGGTGCAAGATGTGGTGATTTTGAAACTAGAGTAGAGAAAGAAGATAGAAATTATGATTATAGACACTATAGTGACAGCAATAATTATGATGGTGATAGTGAAAATTATAGATTAAGTTTTACTTACAGAAAATATTTAGGTGTAGATTGTAAGACTATAAACGAAAACGTAAAAATTAAACAACAACTAGAGTTGATGAAGATGTGTGGTAGAGTTAATAATAACCCTAGCCTTGCATACAATGAAAACTTTAGATTATTAGTATCAAAATGTAGAGGTATTACTCCTACAAGAGATAACACTAGACCCAATGATTCTAAAAGTTTATGGGATGATATGAAAGATGGGTACAAAAAAGAGAACCCAGAGCTTAAATTAATGAATGATAAGCTTATAGGGCCTAGTAAAAGCAAATTGAAAATACCGCCAAAAGACTATATACTCCCACTACCAAAACCTAAAAATGAAGATTAGTGAAAATACATCTGTAAGCATGCCAATGAAGAATATGATCGGTATTATCATTGCTGTTGCAATGGGTGTGTTTGCGTATACCGAGGTCACAGCTAGACTAACATCATTAGAGACATCACGTGAGTTGTTCCAAGCAGATCTATTAAAGAAGAGTGAACAACTGCCCACGGACCAGGAACAATACATGTTGATAGAAGATTTATACAAGACAACAGAGAAGTTAGAAATAACGCAAGAACAAAATATGACAAACAAAGTTAATATAGAATTTTTAAAAGCACAATTAGAAAAAGCATTAGAAGATGTTGAACAATTAAAAGATAAGGTAAGAGCAAATGGCAACGGGACGAGTCACTAAAAAAGTTTTAGATTATATAGCTCACATAAATAAAGAAGCTAAACAAATGAGTTATGTTAAAGATTTAAAAAAAGAAGTAGAAACTGGCAAACATGGTACACAAAAATATGTTATTAAGCAAGGACCCAACAAAGGTAAAATAGTATGACTGAAGTTGTGATTGCTTTACTTATGATTGTTAACGGTGAGATCAAAGAACACAGAATACAAGAGTCTATGTCTCATTGTTTAAAAGGCAAAAGAATTGCTATGCGTGAATCTAAAAAACATATAGAATATCATTGCATAAAATCAAAGGCAGAAACAGAAATTTATTTAGGTGAAAAATCTATAAAAAAGCTTATACTTAAGTAATGAAAATTACAGCAGAAATTGTTAATGGTAAATGTCCAACATGTGATGAGTTTACAATGTTAGTTGGACTTACAAAAGAAATGTATAGATGTATGAGTTGTGGTGCGGACTTAGAGCAACACATAAATGGAAAAATAAGTTATTTACCACACATAACTAGACCTGATGATATGAATGTATTTGTAAAAGAATGGACAGATGGCCAAAAAATCTAAATACGGTTTACCTACAGCACCTCGTGATAAGCCTAAAAAAAGGCCTGGACGTCACAAAAAATCAAGAAATAAACAAGAAAAACGTCAACAAAAAAATCAAAAAAAAGGTTGACATAATCATATAAAGTCCTACATTATAAATATGAAAGAAAAAATAATAACAATAAAAGTAGATGGTGCATTGACAGGTCAATGGTCTAGTCTGTTGTTAGAACTTAACTTAATGAAACAAGCATGGCGATCTTATGGTGTTGACATAATTATGAAAGCACCTGGATTAAAAAATGTTTTAACTCATGGAACGAGAGTACACGATGGATCTAATACTACTAAACGACGGACTGTATAGTCTAGTATCTGTTACAAAAGAAATGATGGAAGGTATTGAGATACTTTCTGACATCAACTGCTTTGATCTTTGTGATATACTACGATTACATTTGACCACGTATCATGAACCACCGTTTAACGTGCACGTAATGAATGATGGTAGTGGTAATTTTGTTGGTTGTATGTGTAGATAAATATGAATACACCTACCCTAAAGAGGGAAAAAGTAAGGGTAGGTAATGGTGAGAAATTATCTCGCTTTACCATTATTATGACACAATGTCAAATTATCTTATCTGGTTCACAAGAAAACTTAGTATAAGCTCTCATGCTGTTTGTCCACTCAGAGTCAAAACTTGCCATTAACTGGTGTGAATATTGATAACCGTAGATTATACAACTATTATAATCATCAAATAATATTTTAGGTGTAGGTATAACTTTGCAGCTATTTCCTGCAAGCTCACTACATAAAACCATTAATAAAACCATTTTTACCATTGACAAATCCCTGTTAACATCCTATATATTGCTCATAATTAAATGAAAGGAAGTCATAATGACTGATATAACTAAATATAGAAACGTTTCTTTAACACATGAAACATACAAGACATTGATAAGTTTGTCGAAGGTATTATTGCCCGATGCACAATTATCAATAAGTAAGACCATTGAATCAATTGCAAATGAGAAAGCGAAAAAATTAAATGGAAAAATTAAAAAAAGCTAAAGTAACAATAACAATATGTCCTACCTGCAAAGGTAATGGATATTTAAAAGTTGCAACAGAAGGTGAAAATACAGTTCACCAATGTTGGGACTGTGACTCGGAGGGAGAGTTTTATGAAATCGATGATATGGGTTGGGTTGATGATGGTACTTCTGACAGCTTGCACTAAAGATTTAAGCTTTGATAGTTTTGATCCAACAACATCAATAGTAAAATGGGTTTTTACAGGAGATAAAAAATGATTCCAGATACAGACAAAGCGTATATTGCAGGACTGTTTGATGGTGAAGGTTCAATTCATATGCGAAGAGGAATTGAAAAGAAAAAGAAACACAAAGGTAAACCTGGATATAGGTTGTCCAATAGTTTAAGATTATCTATGGAGATCACGATGACAGATAAATCTGTTTTGATGTGGACTCACGAAGTGTTAGGAGTTGGTACTTTAACCGACAAGCCGCGGAAGGGTAAACGGGTTGACGGTACGCCATATTTAAAACAATATAGATGGCGTTGTACGTTTAGAGATGCTTACTATGTGTGTTGCCTAATCTGGCCTTGGGCACATACTAAGTTACCAAAGATACAGAGGGTTATTGAACATTACACGAGTCAAGCTTTAAATAAAAATATTATTAGTTTAGAAGAATATAGAGAGGTAAAAAATAATGTTAGATAGATTTATATATGAAGGCTTACATTTTATAATGAAATGGGCCGGTATGTTGAATGCGTGGGCTTGGCGTAAACACGCTAAAATAATCCGAGGTAAACAAAGTGCAACCATGGAAAAATTAATAAGAAACCAAGAAAATAGCGCGTATTTAGAAGAGTTAAAAAGAAAACTATGACAGATAAAATAAATATACAAATGTTTAACTGGGGACCGTGTGTAATTAGAATGAAGATAAGTGAGGATTTTAAAAAATTATTTATAACTGAAGCAAAAAAAAATAAAATAGATTTTAAAGATAAGTTAGCAGGAATCTTGGAACATGAAACAGGTTATGGTGAAGAGTCGAAGAAGATAATACTACCTAAACTAGCACAGTGTCTTGGTGTATATAATCAAGCGTATGAAAGATATACTCTTAAAAAATTTGACAAAGAACCAGAATACTTATTGACTTCTCTTTGGATCAATCATCAAAAAGCTAATGAGTTTAACCCACCTCATGATCATGATGGTAAATTATCTTTTGTAACTTATCTATCTATTCCTAAAGAATTAAAAAAAGAAAACTCTGAGTACAAAGGCAAGAGCTGTGGTCCTGGTGGTATACAATTTATCTATGGTAATGGGCCTAGAGATTGCATAACTATCTATTCTATTTTTCCTGAAGAGAATGATATCTTTATATTTCCTGCATGGTTGAAACATTGGGTAGCTCCATTTAAATCTAATGTAACTAGAGTATCTGTTAGTGGTAATGTCCATGACTCGGCACCATTAAATAATATAGTAGAATTTAACAAACACTATGGAAAAGGTAAAAAATAATAATGTTAGGTTTATTTTTTGTAGGTATGGGAGTGACTTTTGTAGGTGCTTTGATTGTTTGGTATGTAATTAATAACTATGTTGTAAAAGATGACTAAAAAAGAAAAATGGGATGGTGTGACTAGACCAACAAATGAGGTGTATCGTAAGAGATATAATGAAATATTTAAAAAAGAAGAAGACGAATTGAAAGAAAGCTATGAACAGTCTAAAAAAAATAGAGAGGAACGTGCCGATGACAATGAGTGACAAAGATATAGAGGAATATCATAACATTGGTAAAGCTATCAAGCTCAATGGTAAGTATAATTACCTAGAGGGCAAACAGATCACGGACCCTGATACCGGAAAAAGAGTCTACGAGATAAGTTCTTATAGACTTCCTTCAGTTACTACGATATTAGGAGCCACCAAAAACACAGAATTTTTAACCAAATGGAAGGCCAAAGTCGGTGAAGCAGAAGCAGATAGAATCAAGAATGTATCTAGTGCACGGGGCACCAGTATGCACAAATTCCTCGAATCTTATGTCACGGGCGTTGGTTACGATGATCTTACAGAACTCGGATGCCAGGCGCGTCCCATGGCCGACAAAATTATGGAGATTGGTCTTGCGCCAGTGGCGGAATATTATGGTTCCGAAGTTACGTTACATTACCCGGGTCTATACGCAGGGCAAACAGACCTTGTATGTTTACACAACGATCTTGAAACTATTGTTGACTTCAAGCAAGCCAACCGTCCGAAGAAGAAAGAATGGATCGAAGATTATTATCTTCAAATCGCAGCGTACGCCATGGCCCACGATTACGTCTACAAGAGTCAGATCCGGCAAGGAGTTATCATGGTTTGCACGCCTGACTTATATTACCAAGAATTTAGGATCACGGACCACGAACTACGGACCTGGAAGCACAAATTTTTAAAACGACTTGATATGTATTATGAACTAGTACATGATGAGAAAGAGAAAGCTAAAGTCAACCTAAACCCAGAGGATTTTACAAAATGATAGATGATGTAGTGTTATTATATGGTAAAACCAAATTACCGGCAGATGATTGCAAGGTAATATTTAAAGATAAATTTAAAAAAGAACATGAGATTGAAATATCTAGACTCATTCAAGTGTTTAATAATAATATCTGGGAAAACAAAAAGAGTGTAAAATGAAACTAGAGGGATATTATTTTGACGGTAAAAAGTCATGGAGATTATATAAAAAGAAAAACGGCAACATTGTGTGGAGGAGATGGAGATGAATGATAGATTATTTAGAACGATTCTAAAAAGATATGAAGCAGCGATTGAAGATGCTAACTACAAGATTGATATAATTTGTGAACAGAACTTAGTTATACCTGAACACATAGATATAACAGGAGAGATTGACAAACTGTTACAGGTTATTGCAGAAGCTGAAGATAAGTTGTCCGTAATGAGGAAATATTATGGCCAAAACAAGGCAGAAAAAACAGTATTATAGGTCAATAATACTGTCCTAAATATAGGATTATCATGTATATTATCCAGGAGATTAAGGTATCGCAAGGGTATCGGCAGGGTATCGGGGGGTATCGCATTCGACACCTAGATTAGAATGATTCTAAGTTTTCTGCGTCAAAAGTGTACAATTTGCCACATTTCTGCCATTATTTTCGACACTTGCGACACCCTTGCGACACCCTTGCGAGGGGGGGGGTGTCGCAAAATTAGCCTTATGTACCAACGCTTATAGGTCATTTTGGTCATTTGCGATACCTTCCCAGTTTTTTTTTATTTTAGCGCAATAAAAAAATAAATTGTTATTTAGGTGTCGAAAGAGTAAAAATGAAAACATGAAAATCAGGAAGAAAACAAAACATTTTAGAAAAAAAGCTAAACCAATACCAGTTGAAACTCATGACCTGCCTAACAATGTTAGAGTTGGTTATAAAGATATTAAGATTAGATATGTTAGACCTAATTATAAAAAATGGGAACTTACTGATTGTTTTGGTGAGTATGACTACAGACAAAATGTTATACAAGTGCAACATGATTTGTGTGGTCAAGAAATGGCTAACACTATCTTTCATGAGATCATGCACGCAGCCGTCCAGGTTGCAGGTCTTAATCAAGAAAAGGCAGCATTAGAAAAACCAGAGCACGAAGAAGCTGTGGTAAATCAATTAACTAATATTATGATGGGTGTGTTTAGAGATAATGATTGGATGATTGACATGCTTAAAACTCAATTAGAAGATTCCGAAGATGCAGATTAATTTATTTTTTTGGGTTCTTTAGGTGTCGGAGTTACATCAATTATCTGTGCGTAGTCGTCTAAAATCTGTTTCATTTTTGCTTCTAGCTCTAGTTCTGATAGGTCCTCTAGTTTTCCTGTTTTTATTATTTTCCTATCTATGTATAGCCCTGCTGCTTTTCCTCTATTTGCTTCCGCATTCACTGCAGAAGAAAATGATCCTTTTTTTAAGGCAGCTTCACGTAGTCTAGCAAGTTCAGCAACGTGACCTTCATAAGTCACTTCATGTTTTCTAAGTCTTTCTTCTTTTAATTCACCAATGTGTTTAACAACAAGTGGAGAATACTTTGGATTAGTTAATTCAGATCCTTCACGCATGGCTCTATCTTTGCTATACCCAGCAGCAATAGCAGCTTCACGTTTAGTCATTGGCCCATCAGGTCCACCAAATACTAAATACTCGGCAAATCTTTGTTGCATTTCTGTTAATCTTTTTGGAACACCCATAGTTGACAATTTAAGGGAACTATCTTATATTGTCAAGTGATGAAAGATGATCGAGGTCCATTAGATTTAACGAAACAAATAGAAGGTTTAAACCTTACTATTAAATTATATCAAGACATATTGCGTGATGCACAGAAACAAATTTATTACTGGAAAAAATTCTCTTATGAAGATGAAAAAAACAAAAACTTATTGCAAGGTTATAAAAAAGTGATAGAGGATCTATCTAACAAGTTGAGACAAAAAGATTCATGAGAGTACAAGACTTGCAGTTATTTTTAGGAAACTTTACGAAAGGTAGTGATGCAGTTAAGAACGCTGTTATCTATGTAGAGGTTCAAGGAAAGTTACACGCAATTAGACGTATGGAAGTTCACGAAAATGCTCATCCAATTATAGGTCATCCAGGTCATACTACTCACAGATTAGTTTTAAAAACTGAAAAACCTTCTAAACTTATCTTGCCAGAAAAGCTTCAAAAGGACTACTAACTTCCCTTGAAACCAGAACAAAAATTATATGCAAAAGTTAAAAAATATATACCTAAAATATCGTGGATCCGACTGGAGAACCTTAGCTTATCCGGTACTCCTGATCTATTGGGGTATAATACTAATGGCCACTTTTTCACTGTCGAATTAAAGGTCTGTAAGGGGAATAAAATACGCTTCTCACCACACCAAATTGCCTTCCATGTACGGCATCCTAACAATTCATTTATCTTGGTCGAGGCCCTTGGTCCGGGTACCGTGAAACTTTTCCGTGGTTCACGAATCTTGGAGCTTGTTGCTTGCGGCTTGAAGCTTGAGGCTTGCAGCTTGGGGCTTGAAGCTTGTGGCTTGTGGTTTGAATCTTTGGGTAAATAAAAAACCCGGGTCCATGGCCCCCAGTGCCGAGCGATTCCTGGGTTGTTTTCTCCTCGTTGGCCACGGTCCTTGGGCGGCTCGCATTGAGCTGCGCATAGGTGCGCGTTTCATTTTTCTTAATAATACTATATCCCATAATATCCTTCATGTCAAGCTTGTTGCTTGGAGCTTGCTGCTTGAAGCTTGTTGCTTGGAGCCTGTGGCTCCGATTGGTCAATGCATGCATTGACCAGCTTACTTTAAGGCCCGGACCAGGTGCACGCCAGCACGCGGAGCTACCGCTTTTTTTGGCTAATGACCTAATCCAGATTCCACGCGGGAATTTTGTTTTAATGTTTTCCATAACTAACAGTTTTGATTGAGGCGTCCCAACATTTTCTGCAGTCTCTGCATTCGTTGTCTTGAGAAGCAGCCGGACAGCTGGCTCCTGAGTCAACAACCTCTGAAGAGTTAGGCCACGAAGCAGGCGCCCGCTGGTTAACCATGGGCGCACTAAATCGTATGACTAAATTGTCAGGCTTGCTGTCGAGATGGTCTTTGATCCAGGCCTCTCGAGTTGGCATCCAATGCTTTTTTGTAGGTGTTAACCTGCACACCTCATAAATTTTATTTAAATGATTTAAGTCTTGAACATCGCCTGAGTCGTGCCATCTAAACACATCAGGCTTTTTAGAATTAATTAACGTTGCCATTGCTTCAACCCATTGCGGTGACTTGATGGCTGCCAGCCTTCTATATTGCGCATCTTGGACAACCTTAAAAACGTAACAACCTTTGAGCGCGTAACAGTCATAACAGACTGAGCCCTTCACATCTTGAAGCTTGCCGCCAGTCTTACACTCTTTGGCTGGTATACCGATTGACCATCCAGGCATTTTTGACGGTTTACTTAAGCCACCGACCAGCGTCCATGCTTCTTTAGTATTCATTACTTATCCTTTCTTTTATAGGATACAATATCATTATAATGTTTCCTTGTCAAGCTTGCTGCCTGACGCTTGCAGCTTGAAGCTTGGCGCTTGTAGCTTGGGCCTTGATCCCGCAGCCAGCGCCAGTGGTTAACTAGCGCTTTAATACTTTCTGATCCTTGTCTCCTACTCATTTAAATATCCAATCTTTTTTAGGTAGTCGTAGGCATCATTCATCGTGGATCTAAAATGCTTAGTCCTATATTCGGATGGACAGTCTTCATCAGCCTGCCTGCACATGTTGGCCAGGTGATCCGCCAGCTGCGTGTTTTGTGTTGCCAGTTCGGCAACACGTTTTTTTAGGTCAGTCATTTTTTATTTCTTCTTCGATTGTTTTATAATCTTGTAACCATTCATTTATTGTAATTCCAATATGCTCTGGAAAATCAGTAATAGTATGATCGTACCAAGTACCATCTGGTCGTTCTACAATTGCGGTAATTGCCCAACTGGTAACTTTATATTTACTCATCTCTTTGTCTCTGTCTTGCTGCACTGTCTTCTTGATCTTTTTTAACTAATCTAAGAATCTCATCCAGCGCGTCTGCTATTCTACGAAGCTGTGTAACTTCACCAGTTCTATAATTGTTTTCATTGTCCATAATATACCTTTCTAAATACATCCTACATGATCCTTTAACCATTGTCAAGCGTTGCTTGTGGCTTGTAGCCTGCTTGACTGATCAGTACAAATTAGAGCCCGTTCCTATTGCTAGGGTTAGAGTTACTTTGTACTGATCCCTGATCAGATTTTAGGTGTTTGTGTGGGGACGTCTCCCGCTTT